AGTTCCACCTGCAATTGTCAAGGTTTCACTATCTAAATCAATACTTAATGCACCACCACTATCACCTTGGAAGTCAAGGTCTTGAGCAGTTACTTGTGCATCTACGTAAGCTTTAACTGATTGTTGTGTGGGAATAAGTGTAGCAGAGTTAGAAGACATGTTATCTTCGTCAACAAATGCTGTGACAGTGATTGTACCATCCGACAGATTAGCAAAAGTAATATCACCTGCACTAGAGCCACCGATAGTTACACCGTCTATTGTACCGCCATTAATGTCTGCTGTAGTTAGTACTGCAGATGGTACTGTAATAACACCAGTAGAGTCAGCTATTGTAGCTGCTGCTGTGCCATCTTTAGCTTTAATATTAGTTACTTCAATATTAGTAGTATCTATTGTAGTAGCATTTACATTTGTAATGTTACCTGTGGTAGATGCTAGTGTTGTAATGGTGATAGCATTAATTGTACCGCCTTCAACTTTATCACCAGAGATTTGATCAGCAGCTAGTGTAAGTGTACCCGCAGATACATCAAGTGTTTTACCTGAGCCTACTGTAATGTCTGAGGTAGCAATAGTAGCACCATCAATAGTACCACCGTTAATGTCTGCAGTATCAGCTACCAGAGAGTCAATATTAGCAGTGCCATCAATATAAAGATTACGCCACTGTTTTGTTGCACTGCCAAGGTCAAAAGTATCATCTGTGTTAGGAATAACATGGCTATTAATCTCTGCCCCAATTACAATATTATCTGTATCGGAATCACCTAGAGTAATATCACCACCAAGAGTAATGTTACCAGCTACATCAAGATTACCTGCAAAGTAACCGTCTTTAAAACGAAGTGATGTAGTACCAAGATCAATGTCATTGTTAGTTACAGGAACAATTACACCATCTTGAAATCTAAACTGCTCAACAGATGTACCTGAAACATTAATAGAAAACTTAATACGGTGATTAGTAGAATCTATTTCAATTTTATTCTTTGCTGTACCTACACCTGCATCACCTAAGAATCCAATAATGGGTCCTTCTGCTGCAGTACCATCATGTGCGTGACCGCTAGTTGCGTTAAATGCAGCAACAAGTTGATCAAACTCATCATTAGAGTCTGATGCCTGAATAATATCACCATCTGTGTATGTACTTTGTCGTGCATAACCTGCCATATTTTATCTCCTAGCGGCTGCTTTAAATTCTAACTGAAAGCCTTTAAGTGAATAGGGTACGGATACACCATTATCCACAACACGCAATGCTATTGCAAAACCTGAGCCTTCTATCGGCTGCCTAATTAATGGGTTTGACTGACCGCCATATGTAACTGTTCCGTACTCACCTGTACCATACAAAGCCACAACTTTACTTGAATCAAAAGGATAAGCTGCAGGTCTTGCAGAGTTAGGATCTTCGTAATCGTATCTCACAAATAAATCGGAGTTTACAGAACCTTCAGGTGCATAGTTTATTACTGCACGTTGAAATTGTTTTCTAATTCCTGCATCACCCATAGTAATATCTGGTGACCTGTATCTTCCAATAATGGTAGTCCCATCAAAAGTATTACCTTGTTCTTGTTGATATACATATCCATCGTAACCGCCGTGTATTACATAAACAATACCGTCTTCATTTATGTGATCTGTACAAGAAGGTTGAATACCTAAAGTTTCAGCAAACTCATAACCCTCTGCAGTTCTATGGCAGATAACACCTTTAGTACGTTCTTTAGTTCTTGCATCGTTACCAGAAGTATCACAAAAGAATATTCTATACTGAGTTTTATCGGGAACTATCACTGAGTCAAACTCAGTTATGTCAGAGTAAATATTAAACAATTGATGCACAGCAGTACTAATTGATCCAAGCTCAACATCACCTATTCGTTCAGTACCAGCAACAGTTCTTAAACCATCTCGACCTAAGAATACAATATCACCCGCAAATTCTTGTATTGTAAATCCATTCATACAACCAATATTCTTTGACACAGGTTGTAATTGAAAGTCTGCTATGGTATTACCATCTAGCCTAAATATACGTTCCTGACAAAATATAAACAAAGAATCTCGAAAAGGAAATATACCTGTTATAGGACTATCGACTCGTATAGATCCAGCGCCACTCGCAGGTGTAAAGTCAGTGGGTGCATATGGCGCAGAAAATATTAACTCTTGGGGATTAGAAGACATACCCGCAAAAAATATAGCGTTCTTAAAGCCTGTAACAAACTGAGGATCTACTGGGGCGTTAGTAGTATTAATATCTGTTACTGAATTGCCTGTAGTATAAAAAGATGCCCGATTTGCACCGTCAGCAAAAACAATAGTAGAAGTACCATTTATGTTATATCTAAAGTGTGAGTACTTTTTTGCACCCGTACGACCGCTATCAATCTCCGTCCAGTACTGAGTTACTGCTGCATCATCCGCATGTACTGCTGCACTTGTACTGTTAGCACCACGAGTACACCCTATGAAAGTTACAGAGTCAATACTGGTATAAGTAATCTGCTCTGTACCTATTAGAATAGTTCCAGAAGAACTAAACCCTGAAGTACTATTTACAACAACACTAGTTGCAGAGTTAGTTGTAGAGCCATTAGTATTAGAGCTACCGTTAGAAGATCTAAAAACTTTGGTCCCTCGCGCAGCTATGATTTCATTTTGATGAAAAGCTGACATAAGAACTTTTTCTGTAGAAGATGCAGTCTGAGGAACAATATTAGTATTCCACTTTGTGTATCCATTAATACGTCTATACCCACCCTTAATGTCAGGCTCAAAGTTTTGTAACTCAAAAGCCTGTCCGGGTTGCATAGTGAATGTAGATCTATTAAGAACTAATCCACCTTGGCAAGGAAAGATAAAAGGATTAAGACCTGCTTCATCTGCCATTATACTAAAGAACTTCCTACGGATGATTTATATATTACTGTAGAGCGAATATAGTCTGTCCTGTTAGACAGTAAAGTTTGCATGCTTTTAATACCATCTTCAAACCTTGCAAAGTTTAATTGGTATTCGTTGCCTTCTCCTCTGTATTGATAACCAAAGGCAGTAGCTCCATCTACAATTACCTGCCTATACTGCGAAGGTATAGTAGGTACATCTGTTGCCACACTTAATGCAGTAGTGTATATGTAATATTCAAACTTTAAAGAGTATGTTTTATCTGGATATGGATATAAACCAAAGTTATTATCCGGTGTTCTAAATACATGCGAGGGTACACCCCCTACATCTGATCTATCTTCTTGATTAATGAATTTATTTAAATAATCTTTATAGTCAATAATAGTAAGAGATTTACCTTCAACACTTAAAGAAGAATCATCTACGAGTCTAAATGTATCGTAATCTACATGTTTAGCGTTTGTAGGTATAGTGTATCTAGTTGTTCCTGCTACAAGTGTCTCTGTCTGCGTAGCGTGGTTGTAAGGCCAACTAAACTCACGAGTATTAATATAGTTAATGGCATCGTTTACAGCGTTCTTACACTGAGTTTGAAACCCACGAGAGTTGACAAAGTTAGATGAAGTTAAAGCTACTTCATTAAACCTAGCTAGTACTTCGTTTGTAAGATCAAGATAAGTGTAAGCCATTATATTTCCCTAAGATAGCCTAAAGGGGCCACTCGAAAGCAGCCCCTAAAGTTAGTTCATTTATGCAAGCGTATCACGATCTACTTCTGCCGCTGCCTTTGTAGCGCCCATAGGCATGTACATTACAAAGAACTTGAACGAACCTGCAGAAGGTGCGTTTGAGCCAGCCAGCTTAGCTGTGATAACAGTGTCAGCAACAGTAACATTTGTGATGCCATTCACTGTAGTAGTGGTAGCAGCCAATGTTTTAGCGGCATTAATATCTGCAGTACCTAGCAGATCAATGTCACCACCTGTTACACCGAAGCTCACTGCGTTAGCACCACCAATGGTAGCTGCAGCAGTACACTCAGCACCAGCAGCAAGTACCACACAATTGTCTGGGACTGTACCAATGTCATGAGTTGAACTAGTGGTGAGATCACCGTGAGCAATCACGGCAGTCTCAATACGGACGGGGGATTGTAAAGCCATATTTTAGTCTCCCTTAAGCTGCGTTATATTTAGCAGTAACAAGAGCTTCTGGGCGAAGTATCTTCCTACCGTAAAGGTGCATACCACGAACAATGTCAGCGAAGCTGTCAGGGTCACGGTAAGTTTCAGTCTTGTTGATCTGCTCAGCAGTTGCTACAGCAGAATCATGACCCGCAACAATAACACCGTAGTTGGTGTTTTGGTTTGCAGAACCTGTAGTTCCAGCACCAGTGCCTACTGAAGGCAAGTTGCTTGATACGTACAAGCGGAAACCAAAGAAGTTGTTGAGGTTTAGACCATTGCGAAGTGAGCCTGAGTCACCGAAATCGGCGTTCAAAAAGCGAGAATCTTCATCACGAAGTAGCTCCATGAATACCGGGTCAACAACCAGCCAACGCCCTGCAGTATCAACTTGCTGTTGATCCAACAAACGACCCATACGTGCTACAACCATTACAGGTGAAGCAGTTGCAGTCGGCAGAGCAGTAGCGCCCGGCAAACGTGCGGCCAAGGGAATTGAATGATCCCCTGCAGAACCAGTTGTGATGTTACCAAATGAATCCTTACGGAGTTTCATTGAAGTCAACAACTCATCTGAGCCAGCAGTAGTAACAGCTTTGGTGCCGTTTACTTGGTCATTAACAGTGTCAGCATTTGCATGCAAAGCAGACTGTTTATAGCCTGACAGATAGCCAAGAACTTCTTGGTCATACTGATCAGCAAGACGATAAGCTGCACGATCCGTTGCAAGACTCATGAAATTGACGTGACTATGAGCCTCTTCAATATCATCCATCTTGAAAGCAAAATAGTTAGCTTTATCAACGACTAAGGAGAAATCCTCGTCATCTAAGTCTTGTGCTGAAACCTGCGTCCCACGAGCGTAGGAGCTTACAGAAATTTCAGGCTCTTTGATAATTTTCACTGTATCACCTTGGGCAGAAATCTCCCCAAAATAATCAGAGTTGGTGATGTCACCACATACTGTACTCTTGCGGAAAGCAAGCTGTACTTTTTTTGAATAGATTACTGGGCTAAAATTGCCGTTTGGCAAATTCCCGTAACCTGCTGCTGATGTAAAAGCCATAGTATAATCCTCCATAGATGTTTGGCTTAGGTTTAATTAAGCTTGTAACATTTAGTAAGAGGCTGTCTTTCTAGGGTGCGAATGTTATGTCAGTCGGCCAACCAACATATCAACGGGCCTATGCTAACAGGTAAGTCTTATCTTATTAGTTTTAGCTTAGGGGGTTTGAATGTAGTACAAGGTAGTCTTTTCAGAGGCTTGTACTACACTCTTGTAACACCTATAGTTATACTTACTAAATATAGGTTGTCAATAACAATTTTTAATTTAACGTGCACCGCCTGTCATATCATAGACAAACTTACCAGTGCGCATGGATTCCATAATAGCGTCTGCATTTTTTTCATATTCATGCACAGACATACTATTAACTTGAGATTCACTGAATCGTCCTGCTGAGTCGTTTGATTCAGGTTTAGTTGTTCGTTTAGTAACCACAGCAGATGCTGCTTCTTTACTAGACTTTTTACGAGACTTAGTGTCCATATTATTATCTACTTTATATAGATCAATAACACGGACTACAGATCTTGGATCGTCACTGTTTTCGTAGATAGCATCTTGTACCCACTTAGGTTGCTCTCCAGCCCAGTCATGAAAGGCATCACTCTCTCGTAAATCATCGAAGTCGGGATGTGCGTCACGAATAGCATCTTCATTCTTGTTACGCTCAGCCTCTGCAGACATACGATCTAGTTCTTGTAGACGGCCTTCTGCTAAGTTAAACTTTTCTTGGGCTTTCTTTTCTGCAATAGTTTCAACAATTGCTGCAACATCAGGATACTTCTCTGCCCACTTAGCAATATCCTCATCAGATTTAGGTGCACGTATTTCACCACGTTCTTGTGCATTCTCTAACTGAGCCTTTATTTTCTTTAGTTCTTCCGATTGTTTATTTAAATGATTACGTAAATCACTATAGCGTTTCTTATATGTACGCTCTTCACCCGAAAGTTTCTCGTCTTGTGATTCTTCTTGAGAGACTTCTTCAGTTTCTACTTTTTGCTCTTCTTCAGAAGTATCTTCTCCTTCTACTAACTTCTGAAGTTCCGCTTCTTCTTGCTCAATACGCCTCTTATTAGCGTTGCTGTAATTAGAATCTACAAATCCTGCTACTTTAGGTTGTTCTACATTTTCTAGTTCTGCCATAGTTTAGTTCCTTTATGTTGGGGCCAGCCGTAGCTGGGTAGCCTTATAGTTATTATAGGTAGTAATCTTGACTATCGTTTCCTCATTAAGCCGCCTTCTGCTCTACCGCCTCGTCTTGTTTTAGGGTCTTTTTGTCCTGCAATCGCTTCTTTCGCTGTGTAAGTCTTTCCAGAACTTTTAATTTTTTCTCTTTGTTTTTTATCTTCTTTATCCCCTCTAATTCTTGCCGCTGCTTTTTCTGCAGCACTTGGGCCGGGATCTTTTCCTCCACCTGCACGTAATGCACGATCACGTTTAATCTTTTTGGCCTCTTCTAAACCTCCTCCTTTTGGATCAAAACCCATTCGTCTAGAAGAACTATCCGAACTATCCGAAACATTCTTAGTAGGATCTACCAAGTTAATTCCTACCTGTGAAGAGGCGTACTTAGCTTGTGTCTCTCCTGAATTACCAAACATCGAAGCAACTATCTTTTCAAAAGGACTGTACTTATCCTCTATACCTTGAGCTTGTTCCATTAAAGCTTTACTTGTAGGATTATCTTTACCGCCATTCTTAGCCTTTTCTAATATAGCAGCAGCCCGTAGCGTAGATACAGTACTAACATTTGCAGCAGCACCTACAGGAGACATACGAAGCATGTCAGGCGGTCCTTTTTGAGTCTTAGCCCAGTCACTCATAGATTTAGGATCACCAAACTTTAGATCCTCATACCATCTTTTTACTTCAGGTTGATCTGATGGTCCATCGTCATCTCTGTCATTTCTGGGTGCAGCTACGGCTGGTGCACCTTGTCTAAATCCTTCTGGTACAGGTGAGACAGGTTGTTTAGTATCTGAATACACAGATATCTTCATAGTAGCACCAGTAGAAGGATTGTAGTAATCAACAAGTTCCGTGGGACGAGTAGTTCCTGTGGCTGTTACCATACCGGGAAATGAAGACGCACCTATTGTTTCAAACCCTGATAAAACTGAAGGGATAGCTGGTGGGGCAGGAGGTTCTACTACTGTACCGCCCCCTGCATAACCTCTTACATACCCGCCTTCTGCAAGCTTAACACCTTTAGCATCTAACTTTCTTTGTATCTCAGGGTTACGTTCAACAATATCAAAGATACGGTCAATCATACCGTCTACATCTTCTTTTACATTCATCTGAGAAGCTTTAGGCATACCTTCTTTACGAGTAGCAGCCAACCCACCTTCAGCCATAGTAATAGTTTCAGAGCCTTCCATAATACGTTTAACTTCAGCTAAGTCAGCCGCACTAATTTCGGAAGGTAAAGAAGCAGATCCTTCCATTATAGCTTTCATATCGTTCATATCTTCATCTGATATACTAGCCATAAGATCTTCTTCAGACATCTCAGAGCCACCCATACCTGCAGGTACAGGCTCTCCACCAATACGTCCTTCTGATTCCATACTTGCATACTCTGACTTTGCATGATCTCGAAGATCTTCAAAGAACTTTACACCGTAAAAACGTAGAACGTCTGCAGGAACTACATATTCACCTTCAGATAGTTTTGCATCAATGTCATCACGTACTTCTTCAGCAGTAGAGCCTAGAGGTATTTCATTTCCGCTTACAGGATCAACTGGTAGTTCAGATGCCATTGCGTTCATTTGATCTTCAAGAGCCATTTATTTCATCCCTCAAGTATTTGAGTTTACGTAGAGCAGCTATCTCACCTTGACAGCGAAACAACTCTTCTGGTGATTTTAATTGTTCCATGTTCTTGTGTACCTGATTGATTTTACTATCAACAGTTTCACAAAAAGAATCCCATAGAGGTTTATCGTTTACTAGTTTTTTTATTATCATTTGTTGGGTCTTTGTACTAAGCCACCTTGGTTAAACCGTAGTTTCTGCTTTTTAGGATCTAGCTTTAAATCTTTAATATTAATAGATTTACCTTGTAGAATTTTAGGTTTTTTAGCTCTACTCTTTGCTTCTTTTACTCTTCTAGCTAAGTCTCCTCTAGGGAAACGATCAGCCATTACCTGATCTCTATAACTTACTACTTCATCAGGTTTATAGTTTAAATCTTTTTTGCCTATCTTTATTTGATCGCCTAGTTCATCTTTTAATTGCTTAAGTGCTTTATCAAAAGCGGTAACATATGTATTGTAGAAACCTGAACCTTTTTTTATAGCACTCTCATATTCTTTTGAACCTTTCGAGAAGCGTTTTTCTGCAAGCTTTTCAATAGGTGGTAATACAATTTCATCAACATTATTAGCTTTAGCATCTGCAATAATAGATTGCAATAAGACTCTTACAGAATCTGTAAGCTTAGGTAAGGGAGTGTCTTTTTTAGAGGTAGCCATTCGACTATTGTTTATAACTTCTCCTGCCCCTGACACGATACTCTGTAATACATCAGATCTATCGGGGAAATCAAATACATTAAGTTTTTTAGCGGCTAACACATCAAAATACATTCGGAGTGTAAGAGGGGATGTTACATCATAAAATTTATTAGCGGTGTCAGGTGCATTTTCACCTAATATTTTTTTAAGTTTTTCTGACTTTTCTACCTCTGTAAGTTTTTTGTCTGTCATTATAGGTATATATTTGTCAAATACGTAATCTTCAAATTCTTCAAATAAGTCTCCGGGTTGTGCAAACTCTCTGTTAAAGGCTATATCATCTATATCGGATTCAAATTGTTTTCTATATTTTTGTATAGATTCTGCTTTAGTTTTTTCAGGGTTGTCTACCATTTTTTGAATTACATCAGATTGAAGTTCTTCTATTAAAAGGTAATCAGCATCTTCATCGAATCTTATATTAGAAAGTTTTTCTGCGTCTTTATACGAAGGCGTTTGTTCTTGTCTATAGCTATACCTAGCATGTGCTAGTGTAGAAGGTCCATGATGCGTCATTAAACCTAAGTCTTTTTGTATAACATCAATGCCTATTTCCTGATAACCTATATCTAAATCTTCTAGGTCTGTCTGTCTTTGCGTACCTCTATATTTAGGTGCTTTTTTTAAAGCTTGTATCTTTAGTGGATCTAATTCAAAAGCTCCACTTATCACATCCTTAGTATACTTTTCTTCAGGTTCTAATCCAAACTGCCTAAAGTCTAATTCTCCTTGAGAAACTTTAGGTGCACGTTTACGCACAAACGCTTCTATGTTCTGACCTTTAGTACCCTTTTTACCTATAGGTGCTTCCTGTATAGCGGATTCTAAAGGACTATAAAATTCTGCAACTACAGTATCTTCTAAACCAACCATATCCCAAGTAAGTTTTTCATCATCTTCAGACAGCTTTACAGGATCTCTTTTACCTTCTTTAAACAGAGGATTATACTTAGGATTATCAATAGCGCCCGAAGGCATACCAAATGCATTCTTGAGTTCTTTAGATATAAGCCTACTGATTGATGACATTACTGTACGTTCCCGCTAAAGCCTTGTTCACCCGGCGCTGCTGCACCACCAATACCAATGTTACCGCCGCCGCCGCCACTCATATCTGCTGCGCCTTGGGGTGGTGCACCTTCAGGGGCCGCTTGAGGAGCCGCACCTCCTTCAGGACTAGGAACCCCTTGAGGGGGCTGTTGTGGCGCTGTGAACCCTTTTAGAATCTCTGCTTGGATAGCTGCGTCTTGCATAGAGTTAGTAACCTTATCAGGGTCAAGATCCATGCTGATGGCAATCTCACGAATGATGTAATCCATCTTAGCAAACGGTGCCAGTGTTGGGTTCTGTGCCACCTGTAAGAACTGCATCAGACGTTGTGAGCGTACCTCATTAGCCATTAAGCTTTCAGTACCCTGAGATTTTACTTCTAAGTCACCTTTAATTTCAGGATCGTAATCAAACTGCATGTTAAAATTAAAGAAAGCTTTACCTAAAGGGCTAAGCAGATAGTCATCTACGTTCTTGATTACATTCCGTATAGAGCCGTTGGCTGCACCCATAAGCATGCTAATGCCACTAGCAGTACGACCAACACCCGTAACGCCTGTTTGACCATGTGCGAAAGATGGGAATCCAGTTGACTCATCTGCTAATACTCTTGCTTTATCAAATAGTTGCATGTTTTCGCCAGCGACATTGGGAAACTTGGTCCCAAAAATGCCTTGACCCGGAGCACCCCCCTGTCTCCGAAACACCTTGCCCGGGTACACAGACATATCCTGTCCCGGCACTAAGTTAGTTTCATCAACTTCAATTAACAAGTTACCCGAAAGTACTGCATTATCTACTGCCATACGCATAAACCCATTCATAAGGGTCTGTGTATCATCCATATTCTCCGCAATGCCTACCCCAAAGAATGAGTAGGGATTAACTTCGTAGGGTACAGCATAGTAAGGAATCAGTGCAGGTTTAAATGGATTCATAACCAAACGTAGTACTTGTCCGTTACATACCCAAATGTTTACGTTGAGTTGGTCTGAATCTTTTAACTCTTTAGGGATATCTATGTCATACCCTTCTAAAATATCTTTATCAACAAAACCCCAGAACTCAAACACTTCATAACGCTCTGCTTTACTGCTTTGCTTATCGTCTTCCATCTCCTGTTCCCACCACTTTTTGTCGTAGGATTCACCTAAGTTAAGTGCGATATCAATGGTATTGTCACGAAAGAAAGGACGCCCCTTTAAAGCACGTAGTTGTGAGCGAGACATCTTATGACGTTCAACGATGTATTCTGCCTCATCCATGTTTGCAGCATCAGGATCTGGATAGAAGTTCCAGATAGAAACATGACTTGTAGACGGTACTGTTTTAATTACAGGAGAATACTCACCGTCCTCACCCCAATTAGCATACTCTTTATTTACAGCAAAAGGCCCTTTCATAATACCTGTACCAAAAAGAGCTAGTTCAAAAGAACTAAGGCGAAGCTGTTTATTGGCTCCGCTTTCTTCTAGTTGATCATGAATTTTCTTTTGCATCTTCTTAGCTGCCACTTGCGCAGGAAAGAAAGTAACACTAGTAGGTAACGTACCTGCACCCTCAACTAACTTATCTTCTACAGGAGCCAGTTTGTTTTTCATACCCGCCAAACGCTCTTGTAAATCGTTAAGAGTTTCACCGGGCTGTAGTTTTTCCTCGCTACTAAAAGGTGTAGTCATAGGAGAAAAAGTAGTATTCATTTCCTCTTTAGCTTGATCTGCTTGAGGATTAGCATCAAAGTGCACAGCTTCAGTCACACCTTCAGGCAGTGTTGTAGGGTCTACTGTAATAGGAAACTTTGAGTTACCAAACAGTACGTCTATAACTTGACCGTATGCAGCTAGTGTTTTTGTCTTAGTAACTTTAACAAAAATGCGAGAACGCTCTGCTTCTGTGAATTGAACATCAGAACTATACATACCACGATAGTTACGATAAGCCCGCATCCAACGCTCTTCATCAACAAGTCTAGCATCCTCTGCTTTTTTATAACGCTCACTAACGAAACCAGTAATAGTTCCTACTTTCTCGTCAAAAAGTGTATCAGTATTTGATACATCTTTAATGAACGATGATGTAGAGGATTCAATGTTTTCCTCGTAGGTATCGTCAAAATCTTTAGGGTCCATACTTAATATCCAAATGTTGGGTCAGATGCTTGAAAACCTGATCGTGATGTTGCAGGATTATAATCCCATAAGGAACTTCTTGGGCGTGTCATTATACCGTATCGCAAAGCATCATACAAGTGATCCTCTGCGTTTGTATCTACATCCTCTAGGTTTCTTTTGTCTAGAGGAATACTGGGTATCTGGGCTATAGTATGAGTGCAGGTGGAAAAGAACACGAGTTGGGATTCTTCAGTGAACTCGTCCACCTGCAAACGGCGATGTATCTCGTTCTTACCTGCTACCCTTGAACCACGAGAACGATCTGAGGGCCTCCAGCGACATCCCTTCATGTTCATTTGTTCTGCTAGTGATGGGCCAGTATCACCTCTTTTATGCCAGAGGGACGAGTCAAGTACGCCGTATCTTATAGTTCCATCATCTTCTTCTGCTTCTAGTATCATATCAGCTAAATCTGTAGCTGTGACTTTAGTTACGTACATCTCTCTGTACACTACTAGTTGTTCGGAAGGAGTAACAGCAAACCATAAAACCCCTGTCCAACTTCCATAACCGTAGTCGCATGATCTAAACTTAGTCCAGCTTCTAGGTATATCGTAGTTATCTACTACATGTATCTTTCTATTAAACTCAGGAAACGCTGCTCCTTCATTTACATCCCAGTCACCTTCTAGTAATTGCTTTCTCTGATGATCAGGCAAAGATAAAAGCATTGCCTCGTAATCACCGCTGTCAGCTAAGTAAGGATTATCAAACAAACTGGCAGGAATAAATCGTCTTTTAAATAAAGGCTCACCTTCTTTGGAGTGACCCCTAGGAAACTCTAGCCTATTACCTGTTTCTATATTGGTAGCCCAAAAAGGTGTGTTAGGCTTGGCAGGATCAATGAACATCTTCTTGACCCATGAGTGGCCGCTGCCGCCGGGGTTAGTTGTTGCTCTCATGTACAAACTCAAGTTAGGCGAAGCTGTACGTAAACGTGAACGCATATAATCCCATGCAAAAGGACTAGACCACTGAGTAAGTTCGTCAAATGCTATGTAGTTAAATGCCTGACCTTGATACCGCATAACATCAGTATCTCTATCTAGATAAGACATCCAAAGCTTACCACCTCTAGGTGTAGTCCATTGACTCTTACGTTCAGACCACTTGATCCCCGGAATAGCTTTAGGATAAAGTTCCTGACTTTTTTGTATAAGCTCACGCAACTCTTCTGTTGTGTGACGTACAAGTAACCCACTAAAGTCAGGGTCATTCAAACTACGTAAAGGATCTGCTAGAGTTGCGTAACTCTTACCGCCACCTGCTGCCCCACCATATAAGACCTCACGCTCACTAGAAGCTAGGTACTGAGTCTGAGGGCCGGGATTAGGCTTAAATACTACGTTCTGTGCTACCTCTTCATCATAAGGTGCGGATATTACTGTTGCAGGTACTGTTTCCTGTACAGAATCATCCTTATTCTTGGATGTAGGTGTGGTAGCCGACCCTTTCTTTTTCAAGCGTTTCGTACTGCTGGATCGCTTTTTTGTACCTTTGGGCAAGCTTGCGCTTAATTTGAGCAACTGATTTACGTCTTCTTTCGACATCTATTCTCTTCTTTAATCCCATATGAGAAATGTATCTACCCGACTGTGTAGATAGCCATGCAGATACTTCTCTATAACTATACTGCTTTACATGTTTCTTTGCAAGCTCTAATAGTTCTAGCTCTTTAACTATAGGAATCAACCAAGAATCATCTTCAGGGTCTATCTCATAACCAAAAGGAACATATTGTTTAGTTAATCTAGGGATCTTTTCCCATTGTCTTTTCTTAAAGTCAGGCTTAGGTAACATCCAATAACCTAAGTCTTCCTTCTTAGTGTACTTAGCCATCGTCACTTTCTTTAGGCGGTAGAATAAACAGACCACCAGAGCTTTCTACAGAAACACGTTCTGTCTTAACAACACCAGCACGATCTAATACTTGACCTGCAGCTACCATCTTTTCCTTAATCCCTAACTGGGTAGGATCATCCAAAGCACTTGAATAAGCAAAAGCCGCTTTAGGACCCAAGCGAGACATATACGTTTTAGTTGCGTCAAATATCTCATCCTTTAAAGATTCAACAATCATACGAGTAGGAGTATTCTCACTGTAACCCGCTAACTTCTTAGCACGTACTACATCACCTGAAGCCTCTTCAAAGAGAACTTCCATAAATCTTTGTTGATTCTCTGTAAGTGTACGAGTCATGTTATCTTCCTATGCGGTTTTACTTTGGCTCTAACTTTCTTAGGTTGAGCCACAAACTGCTTACCCGCCTTAGTGCCTTTTCGTTTTGCTCGTGATGTAGCGGCATACTCAGAAGCACTAAGAGACTTAATAGCCTTCTCAGGTAGATACCTTTCGCCTGTAGCCTTGGGACCTTGCGTCGATGGCTTACCACTTTTGGTCCCCCACTTCTGCTTAGTCCAAGACTTCAAGCTCTTCTGTGATTTAGATAAAGTCACTAGGTGTAACCTCCACCTTTAGCTTTGTACTGCTTAGCGACCATCTGAGCTTTCCGGGCGCTCCATTGTCCGGGCTTTCCACCCTTCCCGCCAGCTTTGACGGAAGCAACGAGGCGCTTACGCATACTAGGCTTAGTATAATTACCCGCTGCATTAACCGTAGACTTTTTGCCTGATTTCACCTCTACTGATCCCCATATCATGCAGTTCTTTGTCACTCAAATTCATGAGTATCCAATAGTCTGCTCTTCGTTGTTGATTCTCTTGGAACTTCTTTAAAATATTCTTGAACATAGCACTACTCCTTTTGTCTTGTGCAGGAATAGTTTTACCATATTTAGTTATATCATACTATAGATAAGATTGCAACCCCGTTATGATCTCCTTGCAGGGTCAAAGTATTCTTCCACAGAAACAAGTACTTCCATAGTATTAGTAGTTTCACCATATACCAAAATCTTATCGCCTGAGTGTAAGTTAAAGTATCCACCATTAACTAAGTTAATCACAGAATGTCCTGCCATACTAAGTCCATTAGCTATATAATGATACTCGTTATCGTCAGCATGGTAAAACTGCACATATACTTTCTTAGTAGAAGTAGAACTATTGCTAATATGTAAATACCTAGTAATAGCACTAAAGTTAGCAGGGCAGGTATACACAGCAGTAGCACTAGCATCTGCCGAAGTAGATGCAATAGTGTACCCTTGCGTATGAAACTTAGACTTAGTTAGATCTGGCATTTATCCAGCACCTGCACCACGCTTATAACGTGAGCGTTTCTCTGATTCTTTCTTTGCTCGTGCTTTGATTTCAGAAACACTTGTGCGTTCTTTAAGGGCATCGTAAATAGCTTTACCCGGAACAGGTTTGGTGTAAGGCTTAGCATCCGTACCCAACTGCTCTCGTGCACGTTTAGTTGCGGCATCAATCTCTGCTTTATTAAAGACATCACTAAGAGTTTTATCTGTACCCGGAAGAAGATAGTCTGTTTCTATTGGGTTTCTTTTACGTAAAGGAGGTGCACCTTTAGGCTGTTTAGGCCGCTGTGATCGTGGATCTACAGGACGTTTAGGTGGACGTTTTGAACCGGGAACCGAAGGCTTCTTGGGCGGTGCTGTACCAGCAGAGGCACCAAGGTTTTTACCTTTAGCATTAGCCCAAGCAGTTAAAGCAGAACCTTTAAACTTACCTTTGTTTTTCTTTTTCCACGCATCTAGTGTTTCTCTAGTTACAGCTAAAGCTTTCTTACCATTCTTATCTGTGTAGTACAGAGATCCTGCTTTTCGTGCAGCAGAGATACTTTTATAATCTTTATAACTAGCCATAAATTTAACCCTTTTTAATTCCTGTGTTCATAGCACCAGTAGATTTAACCATGCCACCTTGATTATACATAGCTACTTTACCACCTTTAGCGTAAGCTTTCTTTTTCATCATAGCCCCGCCTTTAGCATAACCTTTTTTCTTAGTCATGCCACCCTTATTCATTTTACCTTTACCATCTGCTGCATAAAAAGGAACAGTGTCACCTGTTTTGTTTTTAACCATTTTAAGACCGCCTTGGGCATATCCTTTTTTCTTCATCATTGTTTATCCCTCACTGTATAAATTGTTAAACACTCGTTGCGTATCCCAAACATAGTCTACGTTTTCTTTCGAGTTATATGTATGTTGGTTAGGTTTAAAGTCTGGAGCACCTTGCCCTGTCTCAAACCATGCTGGGTGAGTTACTCTCACTCTGTTATTGGGCAACGCAACAATGTTACCTGTATATTGCCCTGCATCTAACAACTCTAATACGTGAGACTGTTTGTGTTGTGCAGGATCATCTGCTACTTCATTATCTGTATAGTCTACAGTAAAGTAATACTTAGCTGGATAAAACTCTCCATCTATCTTTGCTATCCAAGGCGCTGGGCTTGCTCTCTCTAGCTTGTACACACTATGTGTATGCGACATGCAGTCCCAAGGTTGCGCTAAGTACGGGGGTAGCTCGTTAGGCCATTCCGCCAAAGGGGTATCCGCAACCAACGCAGTAAGTGGCATCCTAGCCCACATTGCTCCTCCGTGGACGTTTTCTGATTCGTCAAAGTCAGACTCACATCCCGTGAAGATAACTTGGAAGCTGAGTGTTCTATTGGGCATCGTAGTAACACCGATGACCATACAGTGAAGAAACTCTCCATGATACTCCTCCAAGTTCTTTGTGTACTCTCTACGTACCCACGCTTTAAAGTAAGGTATACTGCTAGTTAAATAAGACATATGTTATTTTTTTGCATTAGCTTTTTTCAATAGCCTAGCAGATTTACCGTGGTATTCTGCAAAAGGCTTACCCTTGTTAAAAGCTTTTGTTTCTTTCAACTGACGAGCTTCTTCTTTAGCCGCTTCTAATTTAACTATCTTTGCCTCAAGAGCACTTACTTTTTTAGAGTTCCAAGCAGATTTAGCTGCAGTACCTGTAGCCCTTAAACCTTCAATAACATTACTGACAGAGTTTTCTTTTAATAATTTACGTCTATATACAGGTGCTAAATTTGATATACGCTTTCGTAACTGCTTTACCTTTTGATCAGCACGAGATGTTTCTGTTTTAGGCATCAGTAATTCCTGTCTAAGCTATAATAAAATCTACGATTTGTCCATCAGGAGTTCGTAGTTTATTTGGATTAGGATTGTAAGCATACATTTGATTAACCAACTTTAGATCTTCTACAGGTGTATCAGGAGTAATCTTGTTAGGTTCTTCTACCTTATACTCTTCGTTATTTCTACTAGATCTATCCTTATCTGCTTTCTCAAATATAATATTCTCATGAGTTTGAAAAGGAAAACTAGGTAAAGGAAAATGAGAGATGAGAGTCATTACCACTTCACCTTATCTGCCCAGTAAGCTGCCGACATCTTGCCCTTCTTAATGTTCTTGGCATGACGAGCCTTAAAGCTTGCACGTTTCTTCTTCATCTTTTCAGATTCACCTTCCCTAGGCTTACCTGCAGTACTAGCACCCTTTTCACCAAACTTAATATATTTATACTTACCGTCTTCACTAGCCATAACGTGATGAGATTTACCACTGCCATCCTTAAGACGTTGAGGTTTATTCACCGCCTTAAGTCCTGCATCCTTCATCTTAGTCTTGACTCGTTCAGGTATAGCCATTAGATCATGCTCAAAGCTTGTTCTAGAGTTTCTTTATTGCGTCTCGTCCATCCACGACCAAATGTATCAAAGTGTCCTAACGATTCGTAAAAGCTCTGCCGTTGAGTGTACACACTCTCAATGATTATCTTAGGTTCATGATTCATAACAGCTTGCAGAGTCATAGGCCCAATAGCCCCATCTGCTGTTGCTCCCACAGCACGTTGAATAGCTTTAGCTGGACGGCTAGAACCACTATTAACTGCCCAGTCAAAGGCGCACCAGTCAACACCGCTAGGAAGATCATCACCACGCACCTTATCCCAGTAATTCTTTTTGTATAACGGTGCAACATCTACAAACGTCAAGTCACGCATAGTACCTTCTGTTACTTCACGTCCTACCCAAGCTTCATATACTCTTTTAGTCACACCTAAGTTAGTCATTCCACCGGGATCTTGAGGATGATTTACAAAACCACCTTCATGATGCAATAGCATTGATAAACATTTGTCAAAGTTCTTTTTCATTTTCTACTTCCCAAAGAATTTACTTACAGAACGAATGCCTATACTGGCTGATACTATACCACCAAGACTATATTGATACCACGTAGGCATAGACTCCAGTGCAGCAAAGCCAGCTTGTACTATACTGTTACCCCAGTCACCGCAAAATGCCAGAATTAAAGGGATACTAAACAGTAAAGTTATCCATTCGTCTTTCCAGCTATTCTGAGTAGCTTGAATTGCAGCTAGATCCCAGTCAATCTCGCCAGTAGCTTGCTTTACTCTGATTTCTGCGTTAGCTTTCTGTATTGCTACCTTGCCATCCAAGTATGTTGTAGCTAATCCACCAACTGCTCCTAAGATTTGACCAATCATTTGTTCTCATTCCCTAGCCATACAGCAAAAGCACCAGTCATAGCACCAGTAACTACAGATATTAAGGCTGATTGCTGGGTAGACAAGTCTGGTTGTGATAATGCCCACTCAATACAGCGGATATACATAACAGTCATAACTAACATCATTAAACGTGGCATAATTTTCCACGCTAAAATACGTTCCATTGCTACAGTCATTCCCAGTCCCTCTTTCTTTTAGGATCAAGTACATCTCTAGAGTCAATCATACCTTCTAAGTACATAGCTCTCTCTACTCTATCTAACGTATACTTCTCTCCAGTGTCCTGAAATATCTTTTCACGTACATAGAATACATCACTCTTAGGAATATGTACCTTTTTAAGTGCATCTGAGTTATTAGACGCTAAAGCACTATAGAATTGTACTAATACATCCTCACTAGGGTATAGTTTTACTTGTTTTTTCATAAGAGTCAAGGGTTAATTACAAGGGAAATACGTGCGACTAAAAAATTAGTGATAGTTAAACTTTAAAGTCACACGTTAAGTTAAAGTATAGTGGTATATTTATAGTTATAGTTATCAATACCACTCATATAATTATGATAGCATACAAATATTAAGGTGTCAACTTGTAAGTTTAACATTAATGTCTAACATTATAAGTTTAACTCTTCCTAAGTCCAATGATATAAGTGTAACTGTATATAGTTTAGTTATATAAGTTAAGTATTATAAGTTGTATTCTAAAAAGTTTAACTTTTAAGTTTAACTTACCTACTACTACTACGTAGTTTTACACAAAGCACCCCCATTGTCAATCCCTGTTTCGTTAAAAAGTGATACATTTGTAACAATTGTAACAAAACGTGATCTATGTTACAACTTTATGCACAGCTTTGAGCATTGTTATAGTATAACATTACTGTTTACACGTTATAGTTGTGTGTAAGTGCTCGTACATGGAAAGTAAAATCCAGTTCTGTTGCAGAGTATGTATATACGTACGTACATCGGGGGGGTGGCCCATGCACGGGGGGGTATGTGTGGCCGTGTGTGTGCATTCTGCGCATGTGCATAGGGCTAAACGCTTGTTTTTACACGCTTTTTCTACCGATTGTGTATCTGCAAGCCGCACATATAGGCCTGCTATGCGCACATCTGCAGCGTGATGCGATCATGCAGCGCTTATGCACAAACACACATGTATGCACATATGATCACACATATGATCACACACGAGGCTGTTCCTGATTCGTTCTCACCGGATGTTCTGCTTTTACCCTACCCTACCGTCGGACCGTCCGACACCGCTTCCTTTTCCTTACGCATAATGCGCACCAAAAGCCGTTGACATTCCCTCGACCATCGGCCAGATTGATTGCATCGAAACGGCCAACACCGGCCACAGCAAAAAAGGAATACTTCGATGACAAACGCAAAAACAAACACAAACGCAAAAGTACACTTGGACGGCAAGGTAACACATAACGGTCAGACGTTCACAGCAAGCGCTGCCTTTGCTCAGATGGAAGCGGTACATGATCGTATGTGGCTCTTGCAAGAGCAGCAATTGGATTGCTACAAAGAAATCGGATTGCTTGTGATCCAGCTTCGTCCCTTGTACAAATCAGACAAGCTTTTCGGTCAAGCAATGGCACAGCATACGACTATAAGTCGGCAAGATTACAACGACTGTAAAAAGATTGCGGAAAACTGGGAGCTTGTGCAGCGCTTAAACACCGACGGAAAACTTGACGGCCTAGGGATGAGCGCCATCCGTAAGCGGATCACCAAGGCAAGCAAGCCAGCAGAGCCGAAAGCGCCTAAGTCAGCAGGTAATACATCTGCAGGAAAAGCCAAAGCCAAGCCGGAGGCTGCTACTGACGGACCGTCCGACACCAAGCAATTCCAGACGGAAGCGGAGCTTGCCACGTTCGTCAAAGCCGCCCTCGAAAGCAACGGCTTAAACACCAGCGCTTTCCTCAAGGCCCTACACGCTGAAATCGTAGGCTAACACAGCCAAGCGCCCTGCATCACAGCGGGGCGCATCACTCTCTCACACACACACACACACGAGGATTTAAGCCGATGACAGATCTAGAAAAAACATTTAATGTCCCGCTTTACTTTGCCACACAAATTCAAGATCACGCTAATGCGCATTACGAAGAAGACGGTTGGGACGTACTGGTTGAATGTTGGACCCTCAAAGAAATACTTCAAGAGATCCAAGGTTGCCGCAAATATGAAACCGCACTCAAGCGTGTGCACAAAGCTGTAAAGCTTTATGATGATCACCGCAAAGAGATCCAATCCGAAGCTTGGTAATGATACCAGTATCAACGGTCTGGCTTTACTGTCGGACCGTCCGTCACTTCAAACACACACACACAAGGAATTGACCCATGCGCCATCGTACAAAATACATTCTTAGACCTACTCGCCTTCAAAACTTTGCTTATTTTCTTGCCTACGTTAGCACGTCAGGCATGATGTTCTTTTGTGGCATGCTTTATGCTATGCATGGGGGGTGACGTACATGTTAGGTGTAAGCAGACGTGACAGGTATGCTCGCCGTGCTGATAAGGTGTGGCGTAGCAGGTGGCTGTGTAATATGCAGCAGCGTAAACATCCCAAACCCCTTGACAATCTAGCATGGATGGCTGACAGTTATGGTACTTCTACTGTCGGACCGTCCGACACTTCAACTTCAAGACAACCAAGTAAAAAGGAATCATGACATGCAAATAGAACACATATCCGATAACAAAATTTTGGTGCACAAAAAGTCTATGATGACAGGCAAGATAAACAGCATGACATTGCCTACCAATCAAGGTGTGATTGAGTACTGGCTTGCATCAGGTGATCTAATACAGAATGTTATGCCTGACCTGTCTGCAGAACAGCGTGAGTTCTTGATGTCAGGTATGACACCTGAAGAGTGGGACGAAGAGTTCGGCTTTGATGAAGAGCTAGACGAAATCTATTGACAATCATGGGGCGGTTTGGCATTACTGTCGGACCGTCCGACACTTCAACTGAAAAGGAATCATGACATGACCGCATCGCAATCGTTCTTAGTCTATCAACCCAAGAGTGAAATCATTAGGCAGGATGACATAGATATGTATGTATCCTTGCGTAGTTTACCTGCAGGAAATGGCGTGGATGTAATACAGAAAGCCTTAGCTAAAGATTTCTATGAGCCAACATCCTTCTTACATATGGGTGTGATGACAGCGCAGACTAGTCATGACATGGATGACGTACTTGAGTGGATCTTTGACGAGTGCAATGGCTATGGTAGTGGCAAGCTTAGGCGCACGACTATCAGGCCATCCCCTAGTATGTCGGTGGGTGACATCGTGCTGTGTCTACAATCACGAAGAGCATTCGTGGCTCTGTCCTTTGGATGGCAGGAGCTTGACATAGAATTAAAACTTATATGTAATGGTGTTGTGTCGGACCGTCCGTCACTAAAACAATCTGCATAAATGGGAGACTACCATGCGAGTTGAAGTTTACTGGAACCTGCACAAGCATACATTCTCTGTCCGTAATACCAAGACAGGGCGTGTACTCTTTCACGCTGATGAAGTGTGGATAGATGATGCGCAATTTGTGGTGCGTCAGTCTGGACGTAAGCGTGTACTACGTGAGGGCAAGAAGAATGTGCATGCCTTTGTGCGTGGTACGCTTGGCGATTTCATACAGGTCAGTGGCTACAGCAAGCGAGATGACAGTGACCCCTTGATGTGTCCAGCTTGGCGCTTGCATGGCAGGGCAACGTACAACCCGTACAAATTCACAAGCTTTGTTGATAGCAAAACTCTGGAACCTATTGACAAATCAGATATGGTATGCTTATCTAAGGTGGTTGATACAGACATCAAACCTAAAATACGTTACTTATCAACGACTTAACTTACTGTCGGACGATCCGACACAACAACAGGAGTGCTTCCCTATGTACCAACGTGACTGCACAGAAATCGTACAACACGCATTGCAATCCCCTGATGGATTGTATGACGTGATTGAGTTCACCTTATGCACGATCAACATGCCGTTGTCTCGTGTGATAGAGCAACGCAAGTCTATCAAGCTGCATGGCATCATGTCCAAGTGGGTCAGCAGTACTAAGGCTCAAGGCATTACCTATGCACAAGAGCACAAGGTAGAGTTGCATACACTCATGCTTAACATACGTGAGACTGCTGGATGTGACACCATTGATGGTGCACAAGCTGTAGTAGATCTGTTCATGCGTATACCTAGCATTGGTATGGTCAAGGCTGGCTTCATTGGTCAGATGCTAGGCTTTCAAGTAGCATGTCTTGACAGACACAATGTCAGGGCGTTAGGGTTGAGTGAGTCTGCCTTGCGTATCAACAAGAAAGCATCGCAAGAAGTACGTCTCAAAAAGATACGTGAGTACGTCAAGCTATGCCGCCGCAAGGGTTCCGAATACTGGTGGGACACATGGTGCAACTTTGTTGCTGATCGTGGTGGTATGAACAAGTCCTTGCCTACTGGTGATGCAGTGTCACGCTATCATGTTGATGCTGTAGTAATGACATAACAACGAAAGGATATTACTTAATGAAACCAAACATGCACTATGTATGCGTTATGGATTACGATGAGGCAGATACCTGCCTTGTCGCTGCATGTCGCAGTGAAGAGAATGCATCTAACATATACGACATGTTGTCTACAGAATACGACATGCTGTGGTGGGATGTACTGTCGGACCGTCCGTCACTACACCTCAAGGATCACGACCCTGCTTTCTATGCAGATATCTACTGCCTCTTGACAAAGCCCAGCGCTGTTGCTAAGAAACCTAAGCTTATCGTGATTGACGGAGGTCTTACAGCATGAGCATTTCTAACGCACTTAACTTGAAGATACTTGACATGTGTGAAAAAATACTGCCAAGTACACGTATGGCAAACGATGCCAAACTAAAAGAACTACTAACCCAGATCCGTAACGAACTCACACAGGAGAAATGATATGTTCGTATTATTCGCAACCAAAAAACTTAACGATGGTACTAAAGGTTTCCGCTTCAACTTCGCTGGCATCAAGGGCCTGACACGTAAGCGTAAGGTGGTCAGCCGTGGCTTGCGCCGTGAGCTAGGCGATTGCATGACTGCCTATCACTTAGGCAAACGCACTGTGTACTTTGAGCACAAGCGTAACCGTAACACTGAGCGCCGCTTGCAGCACTTCGCAGGGTAGCACTCACAAGCAGGGCGGTCTGGCTTTACTGTCGGACCGTCCGTCACTAACTCATTGAAAGGATTACATTATGTTTGACAAACAAAAGCTAAGACAAATACGTGAAGCAATGCAGGAAGCATTAGAGAATGCTGGCATACACGATGTAACTATCAAGGTAGGTAACTGCTCCTACTCAGGCGGCGAAGCTACATACAAGGTGCAGGTATTGCTTGATGGTGCGGATACACAAGAGCAGATTGCGCTTACACATTTTGCACAGTTCTACAAGTTAGACACTACTCGTATCTCTGAGATTGGTGGGCAGAAGGTTACTCTCGTAGGGTACAACACCAACGCTAAGAAAATGCCGTGGCAAGTTAAGTCTTTGACTAGTGACAAGCAGTGGAAGCTTACACACAATCAAGCTTTAGAAATGTTTGAAGAGGTATCATAACATGACGAATCCTAACGCAGGTAAGTATGTCATAAGCCTGTATGACTACACAGGTGAGGCACTCAAGCCGTGGGCAGAGGCAGGATATATTTGCTATGCCTTTGACATACAGCATGATGCAGAAAAAATATGTAAAGATAATTTTGAGGGCGGTGGTCTGATCCGCTATGTTAATGCAGACCTTCACGATCAAAGCACTCTCAACAGGATAGCTGTAAACTTTCAGTTTGAGAATGTTGTATTCGGCATGGCGTTTCCTGTGTGTACTGACTTGGCTGTATCAGGTGCGCCACACTTCAAGGCTAAGGCTAAGCGTGACCCTGAGTTCCAGACTAAAGCAGCAAGCTATGCTATGATGTGCTCGCAGTTCTTCAATGAGCTAGGCGTACCTTACTTCATAGAGAATCCTGTTAGTGTGTTGTCTACGTTGTGGCGTAAGCCTAACTACACATTCCACCCCTATGAGTACGGCAAGTACATCGCTGACAGCGAGGCAGAGCATCCCTTGTGGCCTGACTACATTGCAGCTAAGGATGCCTATCCTAAGAAGACATGCCTCTGGACAGGCAATGGGTTCACTATGCCGTGGACTGACCCAGTAGAGCCAGAGCAAGGGCACAGCAGACAACACTTGAAACTTGGTGGGAAGTCTGTTAAGACTAAGAACATACGATCTGCCACACCCCGTGGCTTTGCTCGTGCAGTTTATGAGTTCAACTCTGGTGACGGACCGTCCGACAGTAAAGAATTAACAATGGAGAATGTACTATGAGACTACTACTTAACACAGAAGCTTACCCTGACTACACACAAGATCAACTCGTAGAGTGGTTGGGTTTATTACCGCATTGGGTTGCCGACTATGTAGAAGATGGCGGTGACGAAGAAGGTCTTGATCTTGTAGACCACATGACAGAAGCGTATGGATTCGGTAAGCTGTACCAGTTCAAGGGTAAGGTATTATCTAATGGTACATACACCTATCCAGAAGATGATGACCTTAATCCTATTGCTAAGGTCAAACTCAAGAAGGGTGATGTTTACTTTTACCCCTATGGTATGGTAGCATTACCTACAGACAATGGACACTATGTAACAAGAATGGATTGATAGATATGAAAATTGAAACACAAACAGTAGAAGTAAAAGTATGGGATCACCACGATGCAGTGGTGTTTGTAACTCAACAGCGCTACGAAAAGACAGGTGAGAAGACTGAATCAGGTACTGATATATACAGTCACTGGAAGGAAGTACTGACAGCTATCCCTGTAGACTTCGGGTACAACAATGAGCTAGAGGACGAAGATAAGTACAAGCTAGTCAAGAATGTTGCAGACTCTTTGGTTGCACTGTATCAGTATGATCATGACAATTATGAGATTGGTGTGTCTTACTACATAAATCACGACCAGTTTGTAAACGGATAAAGGGAATAGATAATGGAAAGTGTAGGTAATAAATATGTTGTACCTTTACAGCGATATCACGATGATCTTGCTCGCAGCATTGACGATCTATTGTGGATCGACGAGGACGTAGAGAACATGGAGCGTGAGCTTGAGTATATCAAAGGACGTATAGCACAGGGAGATATGTATGAGCCGCTTTTTTGATAAGCTGTTGAACTACATCTTCATGTTTATCATGGCTATCATATTCTTTGGGCTAGGCACAGGACTGTTATAGAAAGGAACCGCAATGGCGAAACGCAATGTAGTAGAACTAAAAGGTAAGCACACAATAAAGCAAGCATGTGACTTCTATATGCACACACCTAAGTTTGCTGCATTGCGTCCTCGTACTCAGAAAGATTACATGATGTACCTATCTAAGGTATGCGATACCCCTGTGCAAAAGGGTAAGCAATTAGGTAACATCAAGCTTATGGATGTACGCTTCAAGCATGTGACTACCGCATATGACAGGTGGCTTCTCGTGCATGGGGTACGTAGCTCAAACTACATGGCTACGTGTCTCAGTATTGTATTCAATACATCCATACGACACGAGGCTATGCTCTCTAACCCTGTAACATTATTACAACGTACAACGGATAAGCCTCGTAAAATTAAATGGACTAGGGATCAGGTGCGTCTCTTCTTAGATACCGCATACTCTGAGTGGAAGTGGCGTAGCGTTGGCCTGATCGTTCACATGGCATACGAGTGGGCACAGCGTGTAGGTGACATGCGTCTACTCAGGTGGGACAACCTAGACTTAGATGCCCAGCGCCTAGACTTAGAGCAGAGTAAACGTAGGGCCGATGTACACTTACCTATTACAGACGAAAGCTTGTGTCGGATGCTCCGACAGCAGAAGGAAGACTTTGACTTCCAAGACTACGTAGCGCCTCGTGTATTCCCTAGAGCAGGGGCACACACACCTTACGACGATCAAGAAATACATGTGCTAGTCAATCAAGTTAAGGAAGCTGCAGGATTACCTATTGAGATACAAGCACGAGACTTACGGCGTACTGGCATTACAGAGATGGTAGAGTCAGGCGTAGACATGGCGGGTATTATGCAAGTCAGTGGACACACCAACCCCCAAAGTGTTAAGCCTTACTTGGTAAACACATTCAGTGGTGCGTCTGCTGCATTAGCGCAAAGGAGATCCAATGACGATAAGTGATTACGTTAAGTCATTAAGTTTGGGTGATGGTGAGACACACAGATCTGACTGTCCGTCATGCCGTGGCTCCAATACATTTACTGTAGTAAATAGATCTGGCTCCATGATATACAACTGCTACAAGCTAGGCTGTAGATCTAGAGGTGCAGTGCATGTCAACCTGACAGCAGCAGAGATACAAGCTAAGCTTACTGCAGAGGCATACGTTAAGCCTGAGCCTGAGTGTATGATAATACCTGAGTATGTGGTTGAACCTGTTGGCCGGGAATACACGTTGCTTAATTCATTCCTAGATAAGTGGGACTTACAAAGCGAGCGTGTCTTGTATGATGTGAGTGAGAAACGTGCTGTGTTTCCTATTAAACACAAAGGTTCTATCATTGATGCGGTAGGCAGAGCATTACATAATGCTATACCAAAGTGGTACAGATATACCGGAAAGGCTAGTGTATACAAAAGGATAGTAGGTAAGCCAAACGGTACAGCGGTTATAGTCGAGGATGTTATAAGTGCTATCACAGTTGCTAAGCTTCTACCCCAAGTCACAGGCTTAGCTATTATGGGTACGTCACTAGGTCATGAACACATGGAACACATAGGAGAATTTTCTAATGTTATCATAGCGTTAGACCCTGATGCCATGACCAAGACACTTCAGTATAGGAGAGAGGTAGAGGCATGGACAGGCATACGAACACAAGCTTTTAGACTTGACGATGACATCAAATACAGATTACAATCCGATGTAAAGAGGTTAAGGGAAATGTTATTATGATGAAGTTTAATAATAAACAAAATCCTATGGCTAAGGATGTAAGACAGCCTAAGTATAAACAACAGGTTATACCTGATAAGAAAAAACCTGTAACTAAAAGAAAAGAAAAACATAAAGGTAAAGATAATGATTGAAGCGGTAACAGGCGCATCTATACTTGCGTTCTTAATTATTGGTTTTATATGTATTATATTGAGTGAGGTAAATAAATGATTGAAGTAACATACAAAGGCAGCATGGGTAATGACTTGACTGTAGTTAATGCAGCCCGTGTAAGCTTTGGCAAGGAGAGTGAGTGGGACTACGAAGAGTCAGATGCTTACAGCTTCAAGCAACACATGAAAGCTAGGGATAAGAAGCTTATACAATACCTAGCCAAGTACAAACACATCAGCCCCTTTGGGCATTGCTTTGCAAGCTTCCACGTCAAGGCACCTGTGTTTGTAGCTAGACAGCTAGTCAAGCATAAGTTCCTACGATGGAATGAGGTTAGCCGTAGGTATGTGGATAGTGAGCCTGAGTTCTACCATCCTACAAAGTGGCGAGGGCGTAGTGATGATAAGAAGCAGGGCAGTGAAGGTGAGGTTGACATAGACATACTTGAATCAGAGTTTTGGTGGAAGCCTTACTCAATGTATAGGGTTCTTTTAGATAAAGGTGTTTGCCCAGAGCAAGCACGTATGGTTCTGCCACAGTCTATGATGACTGAGTGGTACTGGTCAGGTAGCTTGGATGCGTTTGCTGATATGTGTAAGCTTCGTTGTGCGCCTGACACACAAGCAGAGACAGCAGAGGTAGCGTGGGAGATTGACCGCACTATGGTACAATTATTTCCTGTATCGTGGAAAGCATTAAGGGAGACTGACTAATGAGAGGTAACATTAACGGTGCAATCAAGGCGTCAGCTATTGTAGCTTTACTTATAGCTGCACCACCTGTGTTGATAGCTATGACGTATGACGAGTATCCAAAGTACTGTAAGCTGTCTATCTTATTACCTTGCATAGGAGTAGACAATGAAGAGTGATATAATAAAAGTAACAGAGATAGAAGAGCATGAGGACGGCAGTGCTACACTACAAGTAGAGTGTGACCCTGAGACATTCGCAGCTATCTTTAATGCAGGGTTTATAGCTTTAGTTAAAGCTGGTTTAGAATCAGAAAGGAGTGAAGATGTATGCAGTTCAGATTGAGGTTGAGAAGGGTGAGTACACCTTAGTAAGAAAGGAAGATCCTTGGACGTATGACACAGAGGTACGTACATTTAGTACAGAAAAAGAAGCAGAGACAGAAGCTGCAAGGTGGAATACAGGACGAGTAATAAACTATGAAGCTTATATAGGGAAAGAAAAACATGTATAAGAAAGAGCATAACGATACGACAGGCCGTGATAAGTACTACAAGGATAACCCAGAGTCTATGCGTAAAAGAAATGAGAACCGTATGTGGGTCAATGGTAAGTACATACCTCCTACGCATGACTTACATAAGCCGGGACGATATAAATCTTTTAATGACGCCGCCTTTGAAGGGTTAGGTAAATACTCTAACATCAAGGAAGGTTATGTGTATGCTCTAACTAATCCTGCATGGCGTGACTGGGTTAAGATTGGTATGGCTATTGATGTTGAGGATAGGGTTAATGCATATCAAACGTCCAGCCCCTTTAGAGACTTTCATCTACGAGGGTATGCCCATTTCAGTGACAGACGTAAGGCAGAGTCAGATGTACACGACCTCGCCAAATCTATGTCTAATGACTACGTTAAAGAATGGTTCAAGCTTTCATGGCAAAATGCATTAGAGCTTATTGAAAAGGTGAAGAGTAGATCTATATCAGACATGACTGATGAAGAACGTAAACGTGCCATAGAAAGAAGCGAGGCCAATAAAGTATGATGGAATTAGCACTCATAAGATCTCTCATGAATAAAGAATTTTATGAGGGACATAAGGGTATCCGTACCCCCGACAAACTCTTTACGAAAGATGTTAGAAAGATTAAGCACACCGTAGAGATGGCTATGCAGGAGTACGATAAAGATCTGTCTGTGTCGGAAGTAGAGGGCTTGTTCTTCTCTTCCAACGCAACACTTACTACATCTAACAAGACAGTATATAAGGAAATCTTTAACAAGATCCGCAAAGAAGAACCTATGTCTAAGCCTATCGCTAAGGAAGTTTTGTCTAAACTTTTTCAGCAGATGGTAGGGGAAGAGGTAGCCAACATAGGTTTTGATTATGTTAATGGTACACAGAAAAGTCTTGAGCCTCTGAGAAAACTACTGAGTGATTACGAGGATGACTTTACCCCAAGCCTTAACTTAAATTTCTGTGATATATCTATTGAGACACTGCTCAAGGCTAACGAGAAACAATCTCAGTGGAAGTTTAACATTCCTAGCTTACACCGTAAGGTTGAGGGTATTAGTGGTGGGCACTTCTTAATTGTAGGCGCACGACCTAACACAGGTAAGACAAGCTTTCATGCATCTCTTATTGCAGGACCTAATGGTTTTGCTAAGCAGGGTGCACGTTGTCTTATTCTCTGTAATGAAGAGGCGTATGAACGTGTAGCGTTTCGCTATCTTACTGCAGCTACCAGCCTGACGATGGAAGAAGTTAAAGATAACTTTCCTCTAGCCTCGACAAGATACCAACGTGTCAGAGATAACATAGATCTGTACGACAGTACGGGTAAAGACATGGTATGGGTAGAGGCGGCTATTAAAAACTACAAGCCTGACATTGTGGTACTTGACATGGGTGATAAGTTTGCACCTCGTACCAGTGACAAGTCAGACGTGTACCTAAAGGATGCAGCTATTCATGCACGTAACATTGCAAAGCAATACAACACAGCAATTATATGGATGTCCCAATTGTCTGCAGCAGCAGAGAATAGGATTAACGTAGACCAGTCTATGCTTGAAGGGAGTAAAACAGGCAAGGCTGCAGAGGCAGACCTCATGATTCTTATATCTAAGAACCCTACAATGGCAGAGCTAGGGGATGAGGATGAGGTAGACAATCAGCGCTATCTTGTACTGGCTAAGAACAAGTTAAAAGGTGGCTGGCATGGTAAGATACCCTGCGAGTTAGATGGAGCTAGAGCGCAGTATTCTGCGTAGGAAGGTATATTAATATGAAGCGTGTTCTTGATGTCGAGAATACAACTACCAAACGAAACAACAAACTACACATGGACCCCTTTGAGTCAGACAATACACTAACACAAGTAGGTGTGCAGGATGTAGATACTCACCGTCAATACATCTATACGTTTGATCATGAGGAGCAGCAAGATTATAGTGGAGATGCGTTCAAAGCTGTACAAGCTATATTAGATACTACCACACTACTTATCATGCACAATGCACAGCATGACTTGGCGTGGCTATGGGCTAGTGGTTTCAAGTATGACGGTAAGATCTACGATACTATGCTGGCAGAGTATGTACTAATGCGAGGGGATCACTTAGAGATCTTAGTTACAGGTAGTGTTAAAAAGAAATCACTGAGCTTAGACAATTGTGCTAAGCGCAGAGAGTTGTACTATCAGAAGGACGATACCCTAAAGAGATACTTCAAGGATGGCTATGGTACAAATCAGATACCTCTAGACGAACTAACACATTACTTATCATGTGACTTAAAAACAACTGCAGCTTTGTATAAAGCTACTGAGGTAGACTACAACGCACCAGAGTCAAAGTCTTTACATACTATCCGGGATATCACGTTCAACGTCTGTAAGACACTTACTCGTATCTATATGAATGGCATCAAGATAGATCAGGATGCTTTAGATGTAGTGCAACAGGAGTTTGAGAAAGAGAAAGCAGAGATAGAAGAAAGGCTGCAGAAGAAAACAAGAGAGCTTATGGGGGATACGCCTATCAATCTTAATAGTCCAGAGCAATCCTCTCAGGTACTGTTCAGTAGAAAGGTAAACAACAAAAAGGAATGGGCAGATCTGTTTGAATATACTTCTACTGTTGAAGAGTATAAAGACGCAGTAAACAAAAACAGTACCCTGTTACGCAAGACTAAGGCTTTCACTTGTCCTACCTGCGATGGAGAAGGCAAGGCTTTCAAGAAGAAGAAAGATGGTTCAAGATACAGCAAAGCTAACAAGTGTAAGGACTGTGATGCACGAGGCTATCAGCTACAGCAGACAAACGAGATGGCGGGCTTAGGCTTCTTCCCACCTAGTAAGTCATGGGTTAGTGCCAATGGTTTCAGTACAGGAAAGGATAACATGGATGCACTTATTGCAACGGCTAAAACAAATAACATGGAAAGTGCGGTATCTTTTCTTTCAGATCTTAAGCGGCTTAGCGCTATCAGTTCTTACCTTTCTAGTTTTGTTGATGGCATACGTACTTATACTAAGCCTGATGGATTCCTTCATGTAGGTCTTACCCAGCACATAACTTCAACGGGCAGGTTTAGCGGGCGTAACCCTAACATGCAGAACATGCCACGAGGTAATACATTCCCAGTCAAACGTGTCTTTGTTTCACGTTGGGAAGGCGGGAGCGTTATGGAAGCAGACTTTGCCCAGCTTGAATTTAGGGCGGCAGCATTCCTGTCTCAGGACAAGGTAGCTATGGAAGAGATTGCCACAGGGTTTGACGTACACGCTTACACTGCAAAGGTTATCACTGATGCAGGGCAACCTACAGGCAGACAAGAAGCTAAGGCTCATACCTTTGCCCCTTTATTTGGCGCTAGTGGGTACGGCAGGAGTAAGGCAGAAGCTGCTTACTACACGCACTTCAACGAGAAGTACAAAGGTATAGCTGCATGGCATAAGAAGTTAGGAGATGAGGCAGTTCGCTACCAGAAGATAACCAATGTGTCAGGCCGACAGTATGCTTTCCCTAATACAGAGAGACGTATGAATGGCACACCTACTAATTTTACTACCATAAAAAACTATCCAGTGCAGGGCTTTGCTACAGGGGATGTCACTCCTGTCATTCTTATGGAGCTAGAGCATAGACTTATGCCCTTACAATCTAAAGTTGTGAATACAGTGCATGACTCAATGGTGGTAGATGTACATCCAGAGGAGATAGATTATGTAATACAAATGGTAACAGATCTTAACGAGGACTTAGACAAAATTATATACGAAGCATACGGCGTAGAAATGAATGTGCCTATGTTATTAGAAGCCAAGATTGGTCCTAATTGGCTTGACACAAAAGACGTTTAATGATATAACTTCACTTCCAACAAACTCAACAAAGGAAAATAAATATGAGTACATCAGTAGCATTATCCGTAGATGGTATGTCTTTATCAGAGGCAATGGGAATGTCATCTACACCTACCGCATCAACCCTTGCTCGTGTAGCACAGGTGCACAATCCTATCACCGTATCTATTGGTGATGACGAGAAGATTACTGTACCTGTAGGTGCATTCAAAGTAACCATGCCTGACGGGGAAGTTGTCTATACTCGAAAGGCATCTATTCGTGTGTTTGCACAGCGTCAGCAGTGGCAGCGTTGGGATTCAGCATCAGAGACAATGAACAAAAGTCTCATGTCTAATAGTTTGAATGGGGATCTAAAAGATACCACAGGTAAGTTCAACTTGGGCCGACCTAGTGGTTACATTGAAGACTTCCAATCTTTACCAGAGGCTACGAAGAATCTTATTCGCAGCATCAAGCGTGTAAAGGTTACGCTTGGTATGATTATTCTGGACAATCCAATGGACTATTCGGGTAATCCCTTACAAGGCTACGAGGATGAGATTCCGTTTGTGATGGACATCAAGAATACAGAGAGCATGAAGTCATTGGACAATGCGCTTAGTAAGATCATGTCTAAGAAGCTCACCCCAGTAGAGCATACTGTTGCACTGTCTAGCGCTAAGCGTGAGTTGCCTACAGGTGCTAAGTACGCTGTGCTAGTGGCTGATCTAGGGAGCAAGGTAAACTTTCAAGAGCAGGACAGTGCTACACTACAGGACTTCTTGAACTGGGTAGAGTACTCCAACAGTTATGTATCTCAGAAGTGGCAGGAGAATAGTTCATCAGCAATAAGTGCTAGTGACGCTGATCTGGTTTCTTCAATCGTAGAAGTACAAGAAGCACAGTAATGATGCATCCCGCAGAACTGTCCGTACATTCATATCTACGCAAAGCCTTAGATGGTGATGCAGGTATGTCTAAAGAAAACATTGAAGCCATAGTAGCAGACGTTGCTAAGGCTTTGGAGAAGCAGTTTAACGGCGGGCCAAGAGATGAATTTAAACTTAGGATGTCTAATATCGGGCGTCCTAAGTGCCAACTCTGGTTTGAAAAGAATGACCCTGAGACAGATGAGCATAAGCCTACATCATTCCTACTACAGATGATGCTAGGTGATTTTGTTGAGGCGTTATTCAAAGGTCTGCTTCGTGAAGCTGGTGTTAAGTTTAAAGACAATGACAAGGTAACATTGAACTTAGGTGAAGGTAAAGATATCAAGGGTGAGTTTGATATGATACTGGACAATAAGCTTGATGATGTTAAGTCTGCATCGCCTTGGTCCTACACTAACAAGTTCACTAACTTTGAAACACTTGCCCAAGGAGATTCGTTTGGGTATGTACCTCAACTGGTTGGTTATGCTAAGGCAGCTAACGTAGGTGTAGGTGGTTGGTGGGTAGTCAACAAATCCAATGGCGAGTTTAAATACGTATCAGCAGAGGGTGTCAATGAAGAAAAAGTAATAGAGGACATAGAAGGAACATATGATTACATTAATAATGATGAACCTTTTGAGCGCTGCTTTGGGGCAGTACCAGAAACGTATAGAAAGAAACCATCAGGCAACATGAAGTTAAACTCTTCCTGTAGGTTCTGTTCACATAAGCGTAAGTGCTGGCCTACTATGCAGACCTTACCATCTAAAGTATACTCAGGAAACAAAGAAGCACCCCTAGTTGATTACATCTTATAGAAAGGAAAGACATGACTAAGCTAACATTAGACGATAAAGAATATGAGATCGAAGACATGACAGAGGAACAGAAGGAGATTCTAAACATACTAAACTTAGGCTCCAATGCATCTGCTCTCTTAAATCACATTACGCAATGTGTACAGGCTGTACAGCAGATGAAAACAAACGAGTTAAAATCTTCTTTGGAACCTGATAATGCCACCGAAGAAGAAACCTAGAAGGCATAACTCAAGAAGGTATCGCAGCGGCTTAGAGAAAGAAGTCGCTGCATTCTTGAGTAGTAATCAGAAGTCGGTAAGGTATGAGAAACTAAAGATAGAATGGGAAGACTTTAGATACAGAACTTACACCCCTGACTTTGTGTTGGACAACAACATAATAATTGAAACCAAAGGTATCTTTGATAGTGAAGATAGACGCAAACACTTGGAGATAAAAAAGCAACACCCTTACCTAGACATTAGGTTTGTATTTAGTAACTCAAGATCTAAGCTTTACAAAGGAGCTAAAACAATGTATCAGGAATGGTGCGACAAGAACAATTTTAAATGGGCGCACAGAGTTATCCCGGAAGAATGGTTAAAAGAAGATCCTACTACTGAAATAAACTTAGATAAGATTACTGTACAAAGGAAACTATAAATGGTTAGAAGAATATCCAATCAAGAAGTAGCTATCATTCTATCTCTAGATGATTCAGAAGAAGAGGATGCGTTGAGTGTAGTTACTTATGTACCCAAGGATTGTGATTTAGATAGAGATACCCTTGACGAATTACTAAACGTAACTACATTCCTTACATCCTTCCTACATTTAGCGGAGAGAAATCAAACTTTGCGAAAGCAGGTTATGGAATATAGAAACGCTTTGTTGGACATGGAGCATCTAGAAGATATGGATTTTATAGAAGAGGAAGAAGGTTTACCACCCGTAGATGTAAAGACTACCAATGGTAAGGTCATACGATTAGATGCATGGACAAAGACAAAAGGAAATGCTTGATGTCAAAACAGTTTGATCCTGTTAATAGCCCGCCACACTACACAATAGGAAATGGAGTGGAGTGTATTGAGTATATCAAACAAGTACTTACCCCAGAGGAGTTCAAAGGCTACTGCCACGGCAACTTAATTAAGTATCAACACAGGCACGGATATAAGGGTAAGCCTGTAGAAGATATGGAAAAAGCACAGTACTATCTCAATAAATTAGTAGAAACATTAAAGGAGATTCACAAGTGACACATGACTACACTGTTTCTTTTGTAATTAAAGTAGACGAGGATAACAATCTACTATCATCTCTACAAGAGGCACACAAAGAAGATATAGAAGAGTTAGTTTTAAATATGTTCTATGACGTAGATGATGTGACAATATCAAAACTATTGGTAAGGGATAGACCATGATTAACAAAAGTGACTTAGAAGCGTTTGGGTATTTCGATATGTTTCAAAACAGTACGGACTACGATCAAGACCCTGTAAGATTTTACAGTCAATTTGTAGAGGATAAGGTATTCACTAAAGGACGAGAGCGTTTAGTAGAAAATACTTTGGGTTTGGTTGGCGAAGCAGGAGAAGTATCTGAGAAGGTCAAGAAATTATTTAGAGATAAGAATAAATTTACAGACGAAGAAGTCCTTAAAGAACTGGGTGATGTATTGTTTTATACAGTAGCTTTAGCTAATATCTTTGGGGGAAACTTAAAGAAAGTTATGGAGATGAACATGGCAAAGTTAGATGATAGAGAGCAACGTGGTGTATTAAAAGGAAGCGGTGACAATAGATGAATAATTATTTACCAACAGACTATCAAGCTTTTATTCATACCTCACGGTATGCACGATGGCTTGATGATGAAGGACGAAGAGAGTCTTGGGGCGAAACAGTAGATCGTTACATTAACAATGTAGTAGGGCATAAGATTGACGAGAACACTAAGGATGACTTAATGTTTTCTATTCTCAACTTAGAGGTTATGCCGTCCATGCGAGCCATGATGACTGCAGGTCCAGCGGCTAATCGTGACAACACTTGCATGTATAACTGTAGTTATCTACCCGTAGAGGACCCTAAGTCCTTCGATGAGGCTATGTTCATCCTCTTGTGTGGTACTGGTGTCGGCTTCAGTGTCGAGCGTCAGTTCATTAGTAAGCTTCCTGAGATCCCTGAGTTGTTCGACAGTGAGACTACTATCGTTGTCAAAGACAGTAAGGAAGGTTGGGCTAAAGCTCTTCGTCAAGTTCTTGCTCTCCTCTGGGCTGGTGAAATCCCCCAGTGGGATATTGGTTTAGTCCGTCCTGCAGGTGCAAAGCTTAAAACCTTTGGTGGTAGAGCTTCTGGTCCCGCACCTCTTGTTGAACTATTTAATTTTACTATTGCTACCTTCAAGAATGCACAAGGACGTAAGCTATCTAGCATTGAGTGTCACGACATCATGTGTAAGATTGGTGAGGTAGTTGTCGTAGGTGGTGTACGCCGTAGTGCTATGATCTCTCTGTCTAACTTAAGTGATGATCGTATGCGTCACGCTAAGTCAGGTCAGTGGTGGGATAACGAACCTCAACGTGCATTAGCTAATAACTCTGTTAGCTATACAGAAAAACCAGATGCTATATCATTCATGCGTGAGTGGATGGCACTAGTAGAGTCAGGAAGTGGAGAACGTGGTGTATTCAATCGTCAAGCAAGTAAGAAACAGGCTGCAAAAAATGGTAGGCGTGATCCTAACTACGAGTTTGGGACTAATCCTTGCAGTGAAATTATACTTAGACCAAATCAATTCTGCAATCTTACGGAAGTTGTTATTCGTGCGACAGATACCCTTGAAGATTTGGAGCGTAAGGTTAAGCTTGCTACGATTCTGGGAACCATACAATCCACCTACACCAAGTTTCCATACTTGCGTAAGGTGTGGAACAAGAACACAGAAGAAGAGCGTCTGCTGGGTGTGTCACTTACAGGGATAATGGACAAC